CCCCAAGAGCTCAGCCGCTTCGTCCCTCTCGATCTCGGTGGCTACTGGAGACACCACGATCTGGAACTGGTCGAGCGTCACGGCTAGCTCGTGGGCACGGCAGTCGGCCACGGCTCCGTTCCGCTTGGTCTCCGCCTGGTCTCTGGAGGACAGCCACCATCCGCTCGCACAGACGATGAGTGCCAGAACAAGAACCCCGATGGCTATGGACTGGCGGTGCAGCCTGGTCTCGAGATCCTTCAGCTTGTCGAACAACTTGTCGAGGCTTCTGTTCCTCTCAATGGAGTTGTTGAGCTCTTCACTTGTCATGTTCACGCTCCTCGAAGATACGGACGATTGCGTCCGTAACTCCCTCGGCCAGCTTCCGAGTGAAGTCTGACATCAAGAGGTCTACCTGAGCCTTGACTCCAGCGAGCTCGGCTCTGAGCTCTGCTACTTCTTCCTTCTTGGCGTCATAGAGATTCTTGTATGTGTCTGAGAGCTCCCTCTTGCGCTTGTCGTAGAGACCGATGGCAGTACCACCGACAACGACTGCACCAACGAGGAAGCTGACGACCTGATCGCCGCCGACTTCAACTGCCAGGATCACGAGTCCCATTTCTTACCTTTCGATCAGGTCGCCAGCTTCTCCTCTCTCTTACTTCTTCTTGAGCATCTCGACGGCCCATGCCCCGAGCGCCTGCTCGGTGACACGACCCATGTTGCCGGTCGGAGTGCCGAACCCCTTCTTCCCGCCGGAGGTGAAGCGCATGAACGCCTCGCAGAAGACCTGGAACTCCTTGACCGCAGCGATGAACTCGTCATCGACGGGTCCGTTCGACTTGATCTTCCTGCCCTTGCGGAGCGGCTGGACGATGTTGAGCATGGCACGAGCGAAGTCGACGTGCTTGCCCTTGTCGCCCTTGGCGTACTTCAGCTTCATCGGAACCTTCGGGTCGACGGTCGGACCGTTCTTGCCGTAGTCCAGGCCCGGGATCAGGCAGGCGAAGTCGAAGCCTCGCTCAGCCGACCAGACACCGACTCCCCACTTGGCTCCTCGAGCCTCGATGGTGGTGCCGTTGCCGAGGCTGATGGCGACGTGGGTGATGGCGTCACGACCGACGCCGGTGCCATCCCCCATGAAGAGGAGTGCGCCGAAGGTGCGAATGCCCTCCGCCACGCTGATGGACTTCTCGTGGTTCTTGCCGTGCCTCCACTGGTAGTACGCACCGTCGGGAACCTTCGGCAGGACACCGACCCGAGCCGCAGCCCACTCCACAAGCTCGGAGCAGTCGAACGCATCCGGGTTCGGGTCGAGCGGAGAGGCCTCGGTACCGAAGATGTACCGATCGCCCTTCTGTGCGAGGCAAGCATTGACGAACTCATTGACGTGTGCCACTGTCTCATTCTCCTTGATTGGTTACGGCTATATGCTAGCCGGTTTGGTTGTTATTGGGTTCTTCCAAGGATGAACTTGTCAGGTCCATTCTTGAGGATCATGACCGTGTGTCCAGCCGATGGCGTGTATGAATCGATGAGCCAGTGGAAACCAGGGATGCCAACGTCAGAGCCAGGGAGGAGCACAGTGCATGTCGTCGACTCAACGCTCTCGATGACACCCTGAATGACTTCCACCTTCTGCTCTGGCGGCTTGAGGAGTCGCAGGAGCTCTCTGATCTCTGAGTAGAGGTCGCTCACGACACCCTCCTTGATCGTGTAGTTGCGTTCATGATCCCGGAGTGACCGAGACCGCACTTGACCGAGTCCATGACGTACACGTTGTCCACGTTGACCCTGTCACGCTTCACACGGACGATGTCTCCCGACTCATGTGCCGGATGAACGATGGCGTTGAAGTTGACGGTCTCAGTGATGCCAGACACACGAAGGAAGTTGTTCTGCGCAGCCAAGTCAGCTTGTGCCTGGGTCATGATGTATTGGCTGTCCATGAAGAATGGAACCGGTCCGTAGAAGCTGGCCTCGGGCAATGCCGGGTCGTAGTAGGTCGGAGAGGACGGGTCCGTATCCCAATGCTCGGCGTGTAGCGGCGCAGGGAGCTCACTATTCGAACCGGTAACGACGACTCCGTTGTATGAGGCTTCGTCGTCGAGAGACCTGTCAACCCCGAGGAGGTTGGTTCCCTCTCCCTCGGAGTAGTCCCAATCCGGCTCGTTGATGGAGGGGTCACGCTCCAGCCTCAGCACAGGGTCTCCAGACCCATCGAAGAAGAGCTCGGCACCGAACGACTGAGCCATCTCCATCGCCTTGACCCACGGATCATCCTGGCTCGTGAACAGGAGTCCCGGAGTGGTGAACACAGGACCGCCATCGCTGCCATCGGTAGCCATGAACCGGAAGTCTGAAGGTGCGAGGGACGGAACCCTGCTCAGCAAGAGGTCTCGAATGGCGGTTGCGTAGTCCGTCCCTGACGGGATCGAGTACGGAGAACTGAACCGAGCTCGGCTCACCGCCCTGCCTCGGTCGTAGCCCTCAACGGAGAGGGTGATGGACGACCCTGAGTCGTTCACTACTGGCTTGGAGATTCGATACCTGCCAACCGGCAAGAGCTCTGGCGTTCCGTCAGGCAAGACAAGCCCTGACCGAAGCTGGATCTCGTTTCCGATGGGCCATAGACCGCCATCGCCGCTCCACTCCGCAGCCGGGATCAGTTCTGCGGTGGGAGGTAGGGAGAGGCGGCAAGACCGGCGAACGTTCGCCTTCCGGTCGTCGGTCCAATCTCCGCCGAGGACGGGGATGGTGCCAACGCTCTCTCCACGAAGGAAGAGCTCGGCTTCCACCGAGACCCTGTGGTTGCCGGATACCTGAACGTCGAACTCTGCTGACCGAAACTGCATCACGGAGCCGCCACTTCAACGAACGGAACCGATACTTTCCAAGCCTCCTGAGTCTCGCCACGAAGGTCATCCCAGAGCGATTCGCTGCTGGTCCACTCGCCGCTCACCTCGACGTATCGGGTGCGCTTGCCGGACTGAATGCAGAGGACGACATCGGCAGCCAAGAGGTCCTCGAGTGCCTCGTGCATGTCGTCACCGATGCAGATGAAGTCAAGGTTGAAGGTTTCGTAGTCACCGTCCCCTCGGATGACCTTGGGAAGGGTGGAGCCGAGTGGCTTGTGAACCTGCCGAGCCTTGTATCGGTTGGAAGGCAGCCAAGACCCCTCGACGTATACGTGAGCGTTCTGCGTCGGGTCTAGAGGGTTCTTGACCCATACGACACCGACGCTGAGGGTCGTGGTTGCCACGGTGCTCCAGTCCGAGGAGACTGGGCTTCCACTGATCTCCGTGGTGGAGTTGGCTCGGTACTTGACGGGAATGTTGAACGGCGCTTCGTGGTCATAGAGGAAGCTGTAGATGTCCCGGCTTGGATATCCACGAACTGGCTCCCAGGTTGCGCCATCATCGATAGACCTCTCGACCATGTGGTCCATAGGTCCGAACCCGGGAGTGAAGGTAGGAACGCCTCCTCCGTACCTCATCACGGCCTTGTCCAGAGTGAACTCGTCGCTCGGCGTGGCTGAGTCCACGAACAACTTCAGGATCGCATATGCGGTTCCATCAAGGGCAGTGGAAGTGACACTCGGCCTGACAGCAGTAGTTCCGGTGGTGGTGACGAACGACCCTTGAGACCCGCCGAGAAGGTTGTCGTCTGCGTCGTACCAACTGACCCCGAGGGACACTTGGCGATCGGTACCAGCTACGCACTTCACTTCAGCGGCAGCGGCCATGCCGAGGAACTCCTGAGCAGGAATCTTCGTTGACTTGATCGAGACCAAGCCAGTATCTGTTGGCGTCAGCTTCTGGAGATGCTCGGGTCCGTCCGTAGCGAGCGTGCAAGTTGCGTCGACGTCTGCGAGCCACGTCGGTCCTCCAGCCTCCCCATCTGCTTGCTCGGGGCTGAGGATGTTCGTCTCGGTGATCACCTCGATGCCGACGCTGGCGCTTGCCGGATACGGGTAGACCTGAAGGTAGGCGGGAGCGGCTGGCTGAAGGAGATCCATCTCGAACTGAGCGTAGGCCCATGGAGCCGGAACGAGGAGCTTCTTGGACACGGTCTTCACGTATGCCCGATACGTGGTGCCGTTGATGAGCCGTGGCAGTTGGTGCTCGGGCAACGTGGTCGTCGTGCTGCTGGCTGTGTATGTGGCGGCACTGGTGTCCGGGCTGAACCCGGGAGCTCCGTACTGCGCAGCCGTGAACAACTTCAGGGTCCATGCGCCAAGAGTGTCTCCATTTGGATCGCTGACCGACCACTCAACCGTCGGGCTGTCGATATCGTCGACGGGGTCTGCGGGAGCGGAGACGGAGGTCGTGGGAACGGACTGGGTCGTGAAGGAAGTGCCATCGCTCCACTCGGACTCGTAGTCCGCTGCGCCAGTCACGCCAGCGAACGAGGTCCATGACTTGACGAAGACGTAGTAGTCCGCTCCGTACTCCAGAACGCCAGCCGGGATCGTGTGCGTCAGGTACGACGACTGAACACCGACCGTCCAGATGTGGGTCAGGTCGTCAGGGTCGAACCCTCCAGCCTCAGCGACCGCCTTCGTGAACACCTTGATCTGGAAGTTGGCTTGCGTGTCCGTCGGGTCGCCGAACGTCCAGTTGACGATCGGGGTCAAGGAAGCCTTCCCGTTGGACTGCACCGGAGGAGGCACGACGACAGTCGGCTTGGACATGACCTCCACGTCGAGATATACCTCGGGGATGATGAACTGCCCATCCAGTCCCCGAAGCTTCGCTCGAAGCGTGTCTACGTCGGCCTGAGACCACTCTCCGGACGAACCCTCGTTGACCCAGGGTCCGGTGAACATGGACCAGATGTTTCCGACGTAGCCGGATGGGGTTGAAAGCTTGCTTGCAGTGATGACGTTGCCAGTGCCGATGCGAAGCCAGTGTTGACCAGGACCGGTCGTGTGGCCCTCTCGAACACGGATGCGAACCCTTCGGAACCGCTCGTCAGCGGTCTTGGTGTAGGTATCGAACTCGAAGTCAAGGTCGGCTGACCCGCCACCGCTGAGACGGCTGGCCCTGGTGGCTTGGTTCTCGTCCCCGAGCTTGCCAAGGTGGCTGGAATCGAACGTAGAGCCACCCTCGGTCTTCCAGATGTTCGACGTGTTGCCTGTGACAGTTCCGCTTGGCCTCAGGGTGACGATACGAGCCATGACCTATCCTCCAGCTCCGGCCTTCGCAGCCGTGATGATCTGCCCGAGTAGTGTCGGGTCGTTGACTGTCTTCCGGATTGCATCCTCTGCGCCGGGACCGAAGGTTCCCTGGAAGTAGAGGTTCAGAGTCGTGCCGCTACTACCGGCAGAAGAGGCCATCGGAGCTCCAACCATTCCCGGAATAGTGGCAGTGAGCCCTCCGAGATTGGCCTCGAGCTCAGGGATGACTGACTTCATACCGTTGATGAGACCCGCCATGATCAACTGACCATTCTCGTAGAGGAGAACCTTGTCCCTGGCCGGCGGTCCCTTCTTGATTGGCATCATTTCCGTGATACCACCAAGGACCCCGGTGAGGCTTCCGATCATATCCTCAATGCCGTCGATGAGACCCTGGATGACGTCCTTGCCTGCGTTGTAGAGCGTCTGACCGAGGTCTCCAACGGCACTGATGATCTTTCCAGGAATGCCAGTGACGAAGCTGTAGATGTTCTTCCAAATTCTCTCGATACCGTTGAGCATTCCGGTCATCAGGTCGCTGCCCTTCCCAACGAGAAGGTTCAGCAAGCCTCCGAGCGCAGACACGAATCGGCCCGGGAGGCTGGCAACGAAACTGACGATGGACCCACCGACAGAGGAGACCGTGTTCCTCATGGAGGTCCACGCACCGCTGAGCGTACTCACCACAAGGTTCCAAGCACTGCTCCAGACACCACGGACGGCTCCCATCGCAGAGCTGATCAGACCCTGCATCACAGACACCGACGTTGACACCACGCTCTTGATGAACTTCCAAGCTCCGTCGAGGATCATCTTGATCCCCTCCCAGACCTTGCTCCAATCCCCGCTAAGGATTCCCGTCGCAAGCGTGATGATGCCGTTGATCACCTTCAGCGCAGCCTCAATGACATCGACGATGAAGTTCCAGATGGTGGTGATCTCGTCTCCGTACTCGTTCCACAAAGCAATCCCAGCCTCAACGAACGAGGTGACGGCTTCCTTGATGATCCCGAAGGCGGAGAGGAACAGGGGAACAAGCACGGTCATGATCAAGTTGCCGATGAACTGAAACACAGGCCAGAGCGTATTCCATGCGGTCGTGATCTTGGTGACAACGGCAGAGATGAGCTCGCCCATTGACGTCATGATCGGACCGACGTTGGTCTTCAACCATTCGAAAGCCGGACCGACTCTCTCCCACACTTCCGTCGCCAGCCACTCGAATCCGATGCGTGCGTTCTCGAGGACTTCACGAATGGTTGGCATCGCTGACTGAACAAGGTCAACGAGGAAGCTGACAGCAGAACCGATGAGGCGGAAAGCCGTGTCCACTCCGGACCTGAACCAATCAACCTTCTGGTAGGCGAGGACCAATCCTGCGATGAAGGCGGGGAGCGGGAACAACATTGCGGCAATGGCGATCCCAACGAACTTGAGGATGTTCCCCATTCCGCCAAGGGACTCCACGACCCGCTCCACAATGGGGACGACGTTGTCCTTGATCCAGTTGAACGTGAAGGACGCACCGATGTAAAGGTTCCTGAAGAACTCCTCGAACTTTCCGGACCCTCCGAGAAGATGATCCATGACCGCTGCGAAGTTGTCTGCGTTCAGCTTCCCCTCTTTGAAGATGTCGAACAGGAACTTGAGGCTGGTCCTAGCCCTATCGGCGAAGTTGACCACGGTCTCCACCAGCGGCCCGAACAGAGCCTGGAATCCGTCGAACACCTGATCAACGATCTTGCGGAAACTCTTGAACTTGAAGTAGGCGTAGGTGAGCGCAGCGCCGAGGGCGATGACGGCTGCTGCCACCAGGATGATCGGGTTCGCCAGCAGTGCAGCGCCGAGGACCTGAGCCGTAGCCGCCAGCTTCAGCACCGCACCAGCGGTAGCCAGGAACGCACCAGCCGCCGTCAAGATGCCAGCGGCACCGGCAACGATGAGGCCGATGGTCTTCTGTGCGCTCGGCGAGAGCTCATTGAACTTGTTGAGCAAGCCGGTGAGGGCGTCGACCAGCGAACGGATGGGACCTTGGAACGCTGAGCCCATGTTGATCATCAGCGTCTCGAACGAACCCTTGAGTTGCTCGATTGAGCCGGACAGGTTGTCCATCCGCTTGGCTGCCACGTCTGCGGCAGTGACCTTGCCCATTGCCTCGGTCAGGTTGTTGACACCCGCTGCGCCTTCGTTGGCGAACACCGCTGCCGCTCGGATGGCGTCCGAGCCGAAGGCGATCTCGAGGGTTGCTTGCTTCTGTGCATCCGTCATCCCCTCCGTGCCCTTCCGCAGCACTTCGGAGATCTCTGCGAGCGACTTGACGCTGCCCTCTTGGTCGTAGAAGAGGTTCGTCCCGTCCTCGGTGATGGCACCGAGCGCCTTCATTGCCTCAGCCTGCTTCTCGGTCTGCGGCTGAAGGTTGCCAAGCATCGTCTTGAGGGACGTACCGGCGTCGCTCCCCTTGATACCTGCGTTGCCCATCGCAGCGATCGCTACGGCAGTGTCGTCGAAGCTGAGCCCTGCGAGATTGGCGACTGCGCCTGCCTGGCTCAGGGACATACCGAAGTCTTCGACGCTGATGGCGCTGGCGTTGGCGGCACCTGCGATGAGGTCAGCGACCCGAGGCATCTTCTCGGCGGACAAGCCGAACTGGTTCATGGAGTTGGCTGCGATCTCTGCCGCCTTGGGGAGGTCGACCTCACCTGCCGCAGCCAAGTTCACGGTTGCGTCCGCAGCGCCGTTCAGTACGTCCTCAACGGAGAGGCCAGCCTTGACGAGCTCCTCCATAGCCATCGCAGACTCACCGGCAGAGAACGCAGTGTCAGCGCCAAGCTGAAGAGCTTTCTCCCGAAGGAGGTTGAGCTCGTCTCCCGTAGCTCCTGAGACGGCACCAACCGCACTGATCCTCTTCTCGAAGTCAGCTCCCATCTTGACGGCAAGACCGAGACCAGCCGCAAGTGCGATACCGACACCGCCGATGACCTTGCCCGCTCCGAGGAGCGATGCCGAAGCCTGGTCTGTTGACTTCTGGAACGACTTGGTAGAGGCGGCAGCCGAGCCGAGTGACGCATCGACACCACTGGCGTCAATGTCGATCTTTCCTCGGGCAGTACCGAGATTGTAATCAGCCACGACTGCCTCCTTTCCTACCGTTGTTGAAGTTCACTGATATCCCGGAACTTCTGCTTCATTCCGAGATACCTGCGAAGGACATTCTCTGCTTTCGCTGCCTTCGCTTTGTCGTTCTTGGCCTTGACCTTGTCCATCTTGTTCTCCACATAGGAACCGAAGTATCCGACTGCCTCATCGATGCAGTAGGCCACATACGGGTCCGATATGGACAACAAGTCACTCGGTCGGGCGTTCCACCTCTTCGCTGCCTGAAAGATCTGCCACAAGAGCGGCTTGTTCCGAGCGAAACCGCTCGACCGAAGCCGTACCTCCGACCGCCCACTGGAAGATGAACATCTTGTCGTCCATGTCCACTTCGTCGACGTAGAGGAGCTCTTCGTCCCTGTCCGCCTCTGGGATGACCTCCATGATGGGTCGCCCATCCTCGTCGACCCTTCCGGTACTCCGGAGGTTGCTGAGGCACATCGGTTCCTTGACGCAACCGACGGTGATGGCGTCCGCCAGCGCCATGATGTCCCTCAGCTTGTCGGGGTCGCTGGCGACCTTCTGGAGCTCACCCTGAAGGTCGTTGGTCTTGCCCTCGGTCTCATCCAACTGCTGCTGGATGATCTGCATGAGGGAGTTGGGGATGACACCTTCTGCAAGGAAGACGTCGAGCGTCTTGCGCTTGGCGAAGCAGACGTTCCCGGATGGGAGCTCAAGGTCGATTGCGGCCTTGTTCTTCTTGAAGTCGGATGCCTTGCTGCGCTTCTTCTTCTGGGTTGCCATGATGGACTCCTAGGTCTCCTAGTGGCGGATACTGCGGGATGGGAAGGCGAGCGGTTGTCAGCCGCCAGCCTGGACTTCGGCGACGACGACGGTACCGGTTCCGCCGGTCGGAGTGGTGGACATGAGGGGGATGGAGGTCCCTCCCTTGGCGTTGATGAACTCCACTGCGAATGGAGCGGATGCCAGAGGACCACCAGTGACGGATACGTTGCCTTCGCCGATGGTGGAGAGAGCCTCCAGCGCCGATTCGACCTCGGCAGCGGTGGCGTCATCGTCGATGGAGGCAGTGGTCTGACCGCTGAGGGTGATGGTGTAGCTGGTGAGGCCAGAACCGCCTTCGGTGAGGCTCTGGATCTCGTTGGGACGAGCCGCAGTGCCGATGGCGGTGACGGTCTCGTTCTGGATGATGTCGTAGAGGGCATCGAGCGTGCCGGGGTCCTGGGACGGGAAGGCTTCACCGGAGCACGAGGTCAAGGTCCAGGACCCGTCGCTGAACTCCCACTCGATATCGCCGGTGGCACGGCAACGGAACAGGACGACGTGGACGTCGCCACCGGCGTCGCTCATGGCCTGACCCTCGGCCCGGAAGTACGGACGAGCGTCGGTGGCGAGCTTGCGGAACCGCTTGACCTGGTTCGGAGTGGTTCCGGTCAGCGTGTTGGTGCCTCCCGCCACGATGATGATGGCGTCCAGCGGGACACCACCGGACTCGATGTCCCAGTCCACCGAGGCTCCGAGACCACGGCTCCGGAGGGTCTTGTCGTCGCCTCGCAGCGGCTCGAAGTCCTCAGCTTCGGTGAACGTGAGCGTACGAGACGCAGGGAGGTCGACGGACGTACCGAGCGCCTCCGTGGTCTCATCTGTGAATGGCGTGAGCTTGATGTCACGCAGGCCGAATGGATAGGCGGTGCCGAGGGCCATTAGAGCCGTCCTTTCTTGGTGTTGGTTTGGGGAACTGGATCACTGAAGCGAAGTGTTTCCACAAGCGCACCAGTGAGGATGTTGAAACGGTGACGGACAACCGTGCCCTTCTCGTAACCGCAGAAGCGACTCGTGCAAGCCACTTCGACAACGTCATCCTCGACGATGCCGTGCAGCTTGGAGGCGCAGCGGAGGTCCATTGGTCAGGCGTCCTCGGACTGGTCGTCCGCCTCGAGAAGTGCGGCGAGGGTGGCGATGGTTCCGGTGCGCCGAAGCTGGTCCTCCTCGTGTCGACCTTCGTTGCGCTCGTCGATGATGTCCTGGAGCTCCGACTTGCTGAGGTTGGCGTATGGAACCTCTTCGCTGAAGTCGAGCTCCCCTTGGCCCTGGTCCTCCGGCTCAGGTTCAGCCGAAACGGAAACTTCGACGAACGGCTCACCGATGCCCTTGAGGTAGGCGAACGCTTCCTCGCTGAGCTCCGCCGTGAAGTCGTTGTCTGGACCGAAAGAGACCGCACCTTGGTTCGTGACCCCATGTCGCTTGAAGTCCTCCTCGCTGAACGACCGCTCGCTGATGAGCGGGTTGGTGTACCTGACCCTGACGGTCATGACTCTCCCTTCAGTCCGGACATGCCGAACGTAGCGTTTCTGGTAATGGTTCCCATCGACTCGTCGCTGAGGTCTTGGCTGTCCCCTAGCCACCGGCAGCCAACGGCACCAGCACCGGCCACCTGGCCCGACAGGGCCGACCGTACAGCCCGAAGAACGGTGCCGATGCGTAGGTAGTCCCCTGGCTCATCGTGAACCCATACAACGCATCTCTGGGTCGAGACGCCTGGGAACGGTCCCGGCACATCTTGGTCGAACATGATGTTGATGAACGGCTTGTCGTTGACCGAACCTTCCAGAGCTCCAGCACCGAGGATGCGAGACGCTGGGACATGGGGCAGGACGGTTGCGTCGGTTGAGAGGGTGCTGAAGACCCACGAGCGCCAGTCGAACTCAGTCATGCCGCTCCCTTCAACCTTCGGAGCAATCCGTTGGCAGACTGCATCACGTTGTGACCTACATGCTGGATCGCAGGCTCGATGATTCGGTACTTGCCGCTCCACCGAGTCTCGAGATAGATGCCATACGGCATCGTGTGATACAGGACGATCACGTACCCACCAGAGTCCGAGAATGCCTTGCCGAAGAGACCCTGCCTGGCGTTGGCGGTCCGATCAGTCCACGGTGCGTTCTTGCGCATGTAGTTCTGACCTTCGGTGGCTTCGTACTTCGTGATCGCAGCCAGTCCGGCATGAAGCTTGACACCAAGGCCGAGCATGTTCCCGCCGATGTCATCTCCGGTCCACCGGAAGGAGCCCTTGCTGCTAGCCGCCATGTCGAACGACCTCAGCGTGTACGGACCAAGGCGTCTCGGTTACGAAGACAACCTCGTAATCTCGATCGTCGATCCTGGTCTTGTCCCGCCTCTGCACGTCCGCTCCCTTGTGCAGAATGATGATGCCATCCGGACTGACGACACGGCCTTCCGGAAGCGTCCGGTCGATGATCTGCTTGCTTCCGAGAACCAGCCTTCCCTCCTGCGGGGAGAGGGTGGCGGAGGGCTCCGTCGTGAAGCCTCCAGCGGAAGTCTGTTGCTTGACGTGCCTGACGAAGACGATGTCTCGCTCGTTCTCTTCGATCAGACCCTGGGTCAAGCCTTCGTGAACTTGGTCGATGAATGAAGACATCACGTCCTCACGATCTTGTGGACCTTGGCACGCCCTGCGGCATCGCTGTCGGTCACGACTTCTGGGATGCGACTCCGCCAGCGATCAGCCATCGTCGTGGCGTTCTTGAACAGGTCCCCGAGCGCACGGCTTGCTCCAGCTTCGCTCACGTTCACCAGTTCGCTGAAGGCGGCTGCCTTGCGATCCCAGATCTCAGCGGAGGCAGCTTCCACGCTCCCGAGGGAGTCGACGAGTCCGCCGACCAGATCATCCGAGTACGGGTCTCGGTCAGCTTCGTTCGTGTTGACCCGAACCTGCTTGATCTGATCGGCGGTCGCCATCAGTCCTCGCCCTCAGCCTCGAGCGCAGCGTCGTCCTCTTCCAGGACAGCGATGCGATCACCCTTGGTCTTCGGCTTGGCGATCTGGTCCTCCTCGTCGATGCCCTCGTTGCGCCGGTCGATCTCGTCGCCGAGCTCCTTCAGGGTCATCTCGGAGTAGGGCTTGTCGTCCTCTTCCTCGTTGTCCTCGATGGAGTCGTCGATGAAGTCGGCCTCCTCGCTTGCGGTCAGGCGACCACGGTCTCGCAGGTACAGGAGGTCTTCCTGGCTCAGCTTCCCGAGGTCACTGGTGTCGATGTCTCTTGCCATGACTCACGCTCCTTTCCAGCGTGCAACGCCGATGAGCCGAGCCGCCACGATGACGACCCGGCTCAAACGACTGGATGGGTCAGGCGTACTGCGAGGGGACCGTGTAGTCCCCGGAGGCAGCGATCTTCATGACGATGCCAGCGCCACGGTGCCGGATGCCGGTGCCGAACCCTCGGTTGTAGAAGGAGTCGATCAGCGGGTAGTCGTTGTCACGACCCTTCACCAGCCGCAGCCCTCGGAGGGACTGGTTGGCGTGCTGACGGAAGCCGACCGGGTTGGTCGCCTGGTTCTCGCCACCGGTGGCGAACCCGAGCATGTAGCCGGAGGGGACGTAGTCCTCTTCGACGACGAGCCACTTGCCGTACTGACCGCCGACGGTGAGACCGTTCACGGTGGTGGGCACGGATCCGTTGACGACGCCTCCGGTGTTGGTCGGGAGGAGCCAGGGAGCTCCACCCGTCACCGGGACGTAGTCGTAGCTCGCACCAGTGGCGACCCGGAAGGTCCGGATCACCGCAAGCTGAGCTCGGTTGACGAGGAGGACGAGCGTCGAGCCAGCCTGGCTGCCGTAGCCATGATGGACGAGGTGCTCTTCCATGTCGTCGAGGTCGCCGCTGACGACCGTGGCACCACCGCTGATGATGTAGTGGTTGTGCGACGACGTGTGGGTGTTCGACTTGTACGCAGGAGGGGTCGTCCCGTCGTTGTTGTAGAAGCCGTACACGGTGACCGACTGACCACGGATGTCCGCAGCCCGGTTCGTGTTCCCAGCGAAGATGGCCTTCATGATCTTGCTGAAGACCAACCGGTTGTCCGCCTCGAGAGCCATGTTGTTGAGGCTCTCGACCTGGGCACCGGTCGCTTCGGCGAGATACTGCCAGGTGTACCGCACCGCCAGGTCGTACCACTTGAAGTCGTACCCGAGGGAGTGGTAGGCACCGCCTCGGAGACCCTTCGGCTCGCCGAACTCCGAGGCCTCCTCGAACTCGTCCCCGCTGTAGATCGGGACGTCTTCGACGGGATTGCTCACCGGGAAGGTGAGCGCCTGGACCAAGGCCGATCGGGCCTCGTTCCACATCCCGAGGGAGCGCTGGAACTCCGCCCACATCTCGTTGAGCGGACGACCATCGATGGTCTGGGTGAGGACGTCACCCTGCGTGTTGGTGCCACGTTCGAACGATGCCTGAGCACCGAACATGCCACGGACGTCGAACAGGTCGAGATCGTCCTCGGTGGCGACATGGCTGAGGGATGGTGGAAGGATGAGGCTGGTCTTCATGATCAGCTCCCGTCATCATCGAAGGTCGGGACGCCCTTGCGGACGACGAGGCGAGTGGCCTCCACGGAGAACCCGATGGGCGTCTTGGTGGCCGAAGCGGCCACGTCGTTGAGCGCACCGGTGGTGGTGTCTGCGGTCACGAGGGAACCTGCGGCCACATCGGCCAGTTCCACGATCTCGCCGCCGGTCATGACATCGACGATGTCACCGGCCTTCATGGCTCGGGTGGTGCAGAGCACACCAGCGACGCCGAACTGTCCAGCACCGGGAACGACCTGACCGGAGGCGTTGAGGCCCACGCCGATCGGGTTTCCGTTTCCGGTGCTGGAGGTTGCGGCGAGGTCGGCGGCCAGCGGTGCCCGGAACCCACCTGCCTTCGGTTCGTACTTGTCGTACCGAGCCATTTGGGTTCACCTCACTTTCTTGGTTGTTGTTGGGTTGGGGTTTCAGCGCCGAAGCGCCGGGAACTTGCTTCGGAGGGCTTCCTCGTCGAGCTTGGTCTTGTCCTTGCGGTGACCGTTGGTCGAGCGACCGCTCGGCTGGCCCTCCTCCTCTTCGACTTCGTTGCCGTCTTCGAGGAGGTATGGCTTGTCCTTGGCGATGGCTTCCAAGGCGTCGGTGATGACCTTCTCGAGGTCATCCTCGTCGCCCTTGATGCCAGCCTTCTTGATGGCGAGGTCCATGGCGTCGCTGACATCACGGAACTTGAACTTCCCTGCTGCCTTCAGCGTTGCAACCTCTGCCCTGAGCGAAGTGTTCTCGCTCTGCACTTGCTCGAGGGTGGACTTGGCCTCGGTCAGGTCACGTGTGGCCTTCTCGAGCTCATCCTTGTCCTTGTCCTCGAACTCCCGGATCTTGGCGAGCGCTTCGTCACGCTCACGCTGGGCCTCCCGGGCTGCGTTGCGGTGCTTGGCCGCTTCGTCGCTCAGGCGCTTCTTGTCCGGGTCCTTGATGGTGCCTTCCGGCTCGTTGCCTTCGCCACCATTGGCTCCGCTGGAGCCTTCCCCTTCACCCTCACCTTCGCCGCCCTCGCCGCCTTCACCCTCGTCCCAGAACTGCGGGATGCGGAAGGTGGCGCGGAGGTCGTAGCGGGCAGCATCGATCGCTGCTCGCTGGTCTTCGGTGAGATGGCCGCTGGCCGAGTTGAGGTTCATTTCTCTCCTTTGTAGGCGACCGCTGGTCGCTGATTGGGCAGCATAGGCGCTGCGCTCGCCGAGCGCAATCGTCCTATGGCGAACTACTTGATTCCGCCTATTGCGATGAACTGGATGCCTCCGTCACCCGGATATGGGGATGTATGTGCCACTTCCCCGATCAGAATCTCGTTCGGGATTCCGTCGGGGAAAGCCTTGCATCGGAAGGGGTCTCCTCCTCGATTTCGGCACCTATGGCAGATGCCAACGATCTCTAGTTGGGGTTGATTGTTGATGCCCAATGGGCCGACGTAGCCAGGTGGCTCGATCTCTTCGTCGGCAACCTCTTCAGGCGTCAATGCCTCCCAGTCCGTCATACGACTACTCTCGCTTTCACTAGCCAGGACGTACCCGGGATATGCGGTGGCGGCAGCTTGATGACCTCGGTGATCACCATCTGCTGATTCCTATCCATTAGGAACTCGAGCTCGTGAGAATGGCTCGAATACGGCTTGATGTAGATGCCTCGTGTTCCTGGAGGGCATTCGATCTCCAAGCGGACTTGGTTCTGGAAGACTCCGTTGATGTGGTTGGACGTGCTCATGAAGCCCTGGTCCGCCATTGTCGTTCCCTTGAGGCTCTTGAGGTCTTCGATATAGCCCATACCGAAGCCACGGCTGTCCATGCCACGAGTGACGGTCATCGGTGCCGTGGTCCTGCTCTTCGCCATAGCAGAGTCAATGCGGGAGACGGTACCCGCTGCCGAGCTCGGCTGACCGTTTCGCAGATACGAGTTGACCGACGTGTAGTAGCTACCGGAATAGCGACCGAGAGCTTGGATCTCTGCCTGCGTCAGCGTCGGGTTCATCGCAGACATTGCCTGAATGTCCAGCATCGGAAAGTCCGAGCTTCCGTAGTACGGAGACGAGACCACCTGTCCCGGTGGAGGAGGCTGGCCCATGCTGAGAGGCGGATTGGCAGGATTGGACTTCGGCTTTGGATGAGGTTTGGGCAGTGGAGGCTTGAACCCAATCTCTCCAGCCAACGGATTCGCAAATGGAGAGTGCTTCCACTCGCCTTTCAGGATCTTTGTGACAACGTCCTTCGGGATACCAGACGCCTGAACGATGTCGTCGATAGACGCACCCTTGGCCCGAGCCTTCATGATCTTCTCTGTGACAGCCTTGATGCCTTCTTGGCTTGTCTTCTTCGCCTGCCACGCTTTCCAGACGTCGCCCTTGTTGACGTTGAGGAGATGGTTCCACAAGGCTCGGTCAACCTGCGCCAGGGTCAAGCCGGTCTGCTGCGAGATCATCGTGTAGGTCTTTCCCTTGTTGTACCCATCGATGATCAGGTCATAGATGTCGTCACCGACCATGTCCAAGCCCGACCAATCCTCAAGATCAGCAAGGAACTCGTCGAACAGATCAGCGGAATCCATGTCTCCGTTGATGCCCTTCTGCTTGAAGTCATCCGGGGTCACCTTGGACTCATTGACGATGTCGTCAACCGTTTCCGTCTTCGGCTTCTTCGGAACCTTCGGCTTCGCCACCTTCAGAGAGTCAAGGTCCGAGTCAACCATCTTCTTCAGGTCGAGACCCTTGATCTTGTAGTCCTTGATTCCGGTCAGGTCGGTGAACAACTTGCGAGCTCCGGACGGCGACTTGCCGAACTCATCGCCGATCTCTTTCCACGACTTGCCGTCAATCCTCATCTGAAGGATCTTGCCTGCCTGCCCTTGGAACGGAAGGTCATTGGCGATCAAGCAAGCACCGAGCGATTGGCCTGCCGTTGTTCCTGGCAAGACGTCATCAAGAAAGTCTGTGAGGCTCATCAGTAACGCACTCCTTGACCAGACAGGTAGTCATCGAAGTCGCCGCTCGCCAGTGAGTCCAGGAAGTCATCCCTGTCTGGCTGCACGACCTCCACATAGCAGAGGCAATGCGGATGAGGCTTGGATGGAACCGTGCCTTTCTTCCACACTCCAGGACCGAAGCCGTTGTCGATCTCTGCGTAGGTGTTGCAGATGTCGGGCTTCGGATGGCTGCCGCTCAAGTGCCACTTGTATCCGGCGACCCAAGGCATCTCGTCGGCTGTGCGGATTGTGGTGTCGTGGTGAGCGTTGTTGATCTCGGTACGAGCTAGCCGGTTGGCTGCGTAGCTCTGACCGCCTGGCACGTCTGGGTCGTACAGATGCTTCACTCGTGCGGAGATCTCCTTGGCCGACTGGCCCAACAGAAGACCGCTCTCCACTTCCTTCGCAGCCTGAACGACACCGAGCCGACCACCCTTGTAGATTCGCTCGGAGAGCGTGAACCCGTTCGTCCGACGGCTCACGATGTCCTCCGCAGCTTGGAAGGCTGAGTAGTAGAGCGCATCGGAGTATTGGCGGATCGCATTGAACGGCATCCCGCTGAGGAAGTCCCTGTCGAGTTGCTGGTTGATCGCCAACTGTGCAGCGTCATGGATGCCCTTCTGCGTGAGCGACCCCACTTGACCCCATATGGCCGCTGAGAGCGACCCCATGCCCTTCATGGCTGCCTCTAGCTGCTTGGCCCTCATGCGCCCTGAGAAGGTGCCCTTCGCCAGGTTCGCAGCGATGAGCTTCTCGGCGTCCCGTGACGCTGCGGAGAGGAGGCGAGCGAGGTCTCCTCGCACGATCCCTTCCGTCAGTCGCTGAGGTTGGTTCAGGCCGAAGCCCTTCGCAACTTGTGCGCTATGCGTCGGCACCGTCACCGCCGTCGTCGAGCACGCCAGCGTCGTTCAGCTCGCCATCGATGCGGCTACCGAAGGCGTCCGCTTCCACCTTGGCCTTGCGCTCAGTCTCGCCAAGGATGCGGGTCTGCTCCTCTGTCTCGTCTGGGATCTTGACACCGAGCTCACGAAGCCGCTCCCGAGCCGTCTCGCCGCTGATGAGACCGGCACCAGCGAGGGCGATGGTGTCTTGGATCTCCTTCGCCTTGTTCACCGGGATGACCGGTGCGTAGACCGGCTTCAGTCGAGGACCCTTGGTGGGATCCGTGGGATCCGCAAGGAGAGGGCTCATGATGCTTCCCTCGTAGGCGACGAGCCACTTCGGCAGGTCATACAGCATGTTCCCAAGCTTGGCGTCGACAGTCAGGAGCCGCTCGTTGACCCGAGCCGTGAGCGGTACGAACTGGATCTCCAGTGCGATGCCGGACTCAGCCACCGAGACATCGACGACGCCTCGGGCAACCTGCGGGCTGCCGCTCGACTCGTTGATCTGGTCGTGGAGGTAGCCGACGTGCTCGAGGTACGGAGTGACGCTGCTGACACCGGAGACCCTGTCGAACCGAGACCCTGTCGGCACCTCGACGACACGAGCCGGTCCGAGGTCCCACGGGAGCTCCTGGCCGCTGTCCGGGTCGATGGGTGCGCCTGCATCGGTGGCGTACACACCGAGACCGTCCATCGCCAAGGCGAGCTCCTCGTCGCTGATCGACTGGTCCACGCCTGCGATGATGCGCTCGTATCCCCTGAGCTCGGACGAGCCGTAGACGCTGCCAGGCTCTTCGAAGTTCGGCATCTGGTAGATGGGGAGGCTGTCGATGGGCGACGGAAGCGTCATCAAGGGCATCGTGATCTCCTCGGGGATCGGCTCCTGATCCATCCCTGGGCCTCCCCACTTGTCAACCTCGTAGATGCCCTCCTCTCGGGTGATGGGAGACGGACCGCCAGTTCCGGTCACCTTCATGTAGGTCAACCGTCGAATCCGGCTCTTGCCCTCATTGGTGATGAACGGCTCGATGATGTGGCAACCGATGACCTCGTCCACGTTCTCGTCGTTGTAGATGGGGAACCAGCTTGCCGGGTCGACAGGCATGATGCTGAGCCTGCTACCGGCTGGCCGGTTGGGGTCTGCATAGAAGTGCCAGAGCCAGTCACCACGGATGATGCCGTATCGCTTGTTCGAGGCGAACTTGGAGTAGAACCGCTCTCGCTTGCACAGGTCATCCCAGACCTGATTGGCGAGGGTCTGCGAAGCCGTATCGCCTCGGGTCGGATCGGCAGAGATGATCACGTCCTTGGCGAGGAAGCGGTGCAGCGTCTCGACGATGGTCTTGGGTGCCGGAACATAGATGGGACTGTTCTCTGCGCCTCGGCTCGCCAGCTTGAAGGTGCCGTCCACTCCCCAATAGATCTGTTCGTACAACTGGTACGACGCAACTCGGAGCGCCTCCGCCTCATCAGCGATGTAGTTGCCGCCTGCACCAGAGATGAGCGGCTTGGCGGTCGACCACTGGTTGAAGTCAGCGAGTGCCATGGAGTGCCTTCTTTCCGTATACGAACCGGACGAAGTCGTCCACGTCCATGAGGTTTGCGATTGATGCAGCGAGGTTATCTACGAAGGTCTCCTCGTGCTGCTCGAGAGAGGCTTCGAACACCGTGTACGCAGACGAGCCGAGCAAGTCTGGAAGGCAGTT